TGTTCGGCCACCACGGAACGTCCTTGAAGCTGATGGTTGCGATACCGTTGGCGTCGAAGTCCGGCTCCGGGATGACCACCTGCTTGCTGGTGTTGAAGGTGTTGTCGGTCGTGGTGGTCCAGCGCAGCTGACCGCGCCAAGTCGGGTTGCCGACCTTCTTAATCCGAACCTTGACGAAGCGATAGGCACCGCCGTCGATGCCCAAGTTGTCCGGGCTGGTCGCATGGGGGTCTGACGCATGGTTGGCCGGACGCAGCCAGCCGTCCACGATGGTAGGGGTGCCGTTGCCGGTCCACGACTCCAGATCGTTGTCGAAGTACCAGATACGCTTGGAGTCGAACTGCTCGCCGGAGCCGGCGGCGACGCTCGCAATCTCGACCGCCAGCGACTCGTCAGCGGCCTGGCGGATCGCCGCCTCGGCACTGATCGCCGCTGTACGGGCGTTGGCCTCATTCAGTAGCGCGGTAGCGCGTGCGTTCGCCTCCTCCTGGATCGCCTGGGTGCGGGCAGCAGCTTCCGCCTCCAGGGCATTCGCGCGTGCGGTCGCTTCAGCAGCGTCGCCCGCGAGCCGGTCGGCAATCTCTTGGTTCAACGCCGCCTGCTGGGCGGCAATCGCATTAGCACGCGCCTGCGACTCGGCCAGGTCGCCCGCAAGGCGGGCCTGCACCTCCGCGTCCAGCGCCTCCTGCACGGCCACCAGGTCCTGCACCTGCTCGTCCAGGGTTTCGCCGAGGGACGCCGGCAGGGTCGTCGTCACGACCGTCTGCGGAGACAGCAGGCCGGACGTGTTGCGGGCTCGGAATGCGAACGTGTACGTGCCGGCGTCGGGCACGACCGCCTCAAACGGCGCGGTGTGGAAGCCGTCGCCCACCACAGGCTGCATCGCGTCCCAATCGGGATCCGCATGCGTGCCCGCGATGTAGCGCACCTCGGCGCCAGCGTAGTCCGGGGCCTGCAGCGTCGTGCTGTTGTAGCCCCAGAAGTACCTGCGCACGCCGCCGCCGAGCGCCTGCACCCCCACGGTGTCGAACGGCGGAGGCGGAACATCCGCACCAACGGTGACGTAGGTCGTCTCCGCGACGCCTCCCACGATGCCATCGGCGTTGTAAGGCCGCACCACGACCTTGTAGATGCCCGCCGAAGGGATGCGGAACCTGGCCACCGTGGTCCGCGTCTCCGCGACCTGGACAAGCTCAGTCCAGTCGCCGTCAAGCTGCTGGGCGGCGTGCACCGTTGCGAATGCCATCGGCCCGCTCACCGAGAACCGGCAGACCAGCTCGGTGTACACGGTGTCGCCCTGCACCACCTGCGCCTCGCTGATCTGAAGGTTCGATGCGACTGGTTTGACCGGCAGCAGGCTGCCCGATGCCGGCGGGACATAGGACCCCGTCTTGACGTAGGTCCACAGCTCCTGCGACTCGGGCACCACGCGGATGGTGGCCGACTCGTAGTCGGCGTCCGGCTCGATGCCGACGACGCGGACCCGATACCCAGGGGTGGCCTTGAAGTCGTAGACCCAGATGGTGTCCCAAGCCGGGTTGTCGTCGCTGTCGCCCGGCAGCGGCGCGTCCTCGGGCCACGGGTCGAGCAGGGTCACCGTGCTGGACGGCTCGGACAGCGCCTGGACGCGAAACACCCGGTAGACCAGCTCTCCGGGGATGCGCAGGCCGATGTACGGCGATGCGCCGGCCGGCACCTCTTCGTCCAGCGCCAGGGACACGATCCCACCGACGATCGAGGCACCGCGCAGGCGCCCACCATAGCCCCACTGCGTCAGGTCGTGCTGCAGCGCCAGCACCGACATACGCCGGTAAGACAGATGCTCAAGGTCCGTGCCGAACGTGACCTCTTTGTACTGGTAGAGGCTCTGCGCGAGGTGCCACCGTGCCATCTGCGCGGCGTGCGCCTCGGTGGTGATGCCCTCGCCCTGGATCTGGGCTGGGTTGAGCGCGACGGTCACCCCTGGCTTGTTGACGCGCAGGGTCTTGGTGGTCCAGTCGCTGCGGTCGTAGTAGGTGAACTCGACGCCGTCGGCCGCGTCCGCCAGGGTGTAGTCCACCTGGAAGGTGCCGCGGCGGATGGTCGCCATGTTCACGACGCCAGACAGCGGCTGCCCCTCGGCCGCCCAGACCACCGACAGCTTGCCGGCCTGCCAAGTCATCTGGCCGAACCCGGCCAGCGCCAGCGCATCCAGCATCTCGCCGTGGGTACGCGGCTCCCGCACGACGTTGTCGTACGTGTACCCCTCGGCCGCGCAGTGCAGCATGAATGCCTGCAGGGCCGGGATGTCGATCATCGAATCCGGCAGGCCCATGCCTGCCAGCAGGCGGCCGTCCTCGTCGTAGATGCCGCGGGCGTAGGCCAGGATCTGCGCGCCCGGGTTGCTGGTCTCCTCGGTCACCCACGCACTGCCATTCCACACCGGGATCGGGCGAGAGTGGACGACGCAATTGACCTCGTCCATCACGCCGCTGGCCAGCTGGCCGCTGGCCTTAACGCGGATGCCGATGCGCGGGATGCCGGAGTAGTCGGCAGTATCCCGCTGCACGCAGGTCATCGTGGACCACTGGAACTGCGCCTTGGCGTTCTCGATCTCCAAACCTTCGCGCCGGCGCACGCGCACATCGTACTGACCCTCTGGCACGTCGAACGACAGCGTGGCCCGCTTCGGGTCGTAGGTGTCGTTGACGAACATCCGCGTGGTGGCCGGGAGCCACGTGGTCGTCCCGGTCTGCCGATACTCGACATCCACATACGCGGTGTTGCGCTTCGGCTTGCCCTTGCTGGTGACGTCGCCGAGCACGTATTCCAGGTTGACCTGGATGCGCACCGTGCCCGTGCTGGTCGTCCGCTCGACCCAGACATCCTTCTCCAGCTCGCCGCCTGCGATGGTGTCAGCGTTGCTGTACAGCGGGATCGGCTGCTCCGGCATCCCCGGGAAACCGGAGTGGTAGACCTGGACGCCCTCGTAGGAGGTCAGCATGGTCTCGCCGTTGTACAGGGCCTCGACGCTGTGCGCGTTGATTCCGGGCGTCATGACCACGCCCATGTACTGGTCGTCGCCCTCAAACCACCAGTACGGGTTGCTGAGCACGTCCGGCGCGTACTTCACGGTGCCGAAGACCAGCGGCAGCGGCTCGTAATGCCTGGCCTGATTCCGGAACTGGCTGATGGAGTAGACCGGGTTCTGGTCGCGCGTGCGTGCGCCAGGCAGCTTCGGGCCGAGCACGCGATTGATCAGCATGGAGCCCGCGAAGTAGGCGCCCGCGGTGACCAGGCTGCCCGCCGTCGCTCCGAAGGTCGCGCCGGCCCA